CTTCTAGAGAATATAATGATGCATTTGTATTAATAGAAATAAATGATATAGGTGGTCAAGTTGCTGATATTTTATATAAAGAACTTGAATATGAAAATGTATTGATCTCGTCCGTTCGCGGAAGAAAAGGACAAACTCTAGATGGTGGATTTGGTAATTCCGATACTCAACTTGGAATAAGAACTACCAAAGTTGTAAAAAGACTTGGTTGTTCTATTATTAAAAGTATGATAGAAAATGACAAACTTTTGATAAATGATATAGATATAATGCGAGAACTTGTGACATTTGTTTCTAAAAATTCTTCATATGAAGCAGAATCTGGAAGTCATGATGATTTGGTAATGTGCTTGGTTCTTTTTGGATGGTTAAGCACTCAAACTTATTTTAAAGATTTGACAGATTTAGATATTCGGAAAACATTATTTCAAAAACAAATTAGTGCTATAGAGGATGATGTTATGCCATTTGGTTTCTTGAGTGGGGTGGATGATCCCGAAAATGATGAATTTGGCGGTGAATTTGGTAGTACAATTCTATAATTTATGAAATGTCCTAAAATTATACATATTCCTAGCAAATAATATTTCTAATTATAGAAGCGCGTCTAGAAGGAGAAACAATGGCAATTCAAATAAGTCCAGGCGTAAACATCACAGAAAAAGATATTACACTATTAGTGCCAGCAGTAGCAACAACTCCTGCCGGCTTGGTAGGATTATTTCAATGGGGTCCTGGTAACGATCCAGTAACTATTACCAGCGAAAAAGAATTGGCTGAAATATTTTATAAACCAGCAAAAGCATCCAGTAGTATGGCTCAAGCGGGCAAATACAATAGATGGTGGTGGTCTGCCGCTAATTTCTTATCTTATGGTAATAATTTAAAAATTGTCAGATTTATCAATGACGGAGGCGGTTCAATAACTGCTACTTCTGGCACATCAACAATAGATGGTGAAGATTTGTGCAATTTAACAACCTTTAGAGCATACAACCCTGCTGGAGCGGTTGGTGCATTTGCTGCAAAATATCCAGGAGTACTTGGAAACAGTATTAAGGTTGTAGTTTTAGATCACTATGCAGATGAAACCGGTTATACCGATGACGCAATAGGTAATCCAGATCAATATGTAGATTATATTCGTTTTTTTGATGGATTGCCAGGAACTTCTCCTTGGGCAGAAGATTTAACAGGTTCTACTAATGTCAAGGACGAACTACACGTTTTAGTTATTGATACTGATGGCAAACTTTCTGGAACACCAGGAACAATACTAGAAAAATATGGTTATTTGTCTAAAGCATCAAATGCCGTAAATCAAAATGGTACAACAAATTACTATAAAGATGTAATCAATAATCAGTCAAAATATATTTGGGTATTGAATCATTTAGATAGTGGAAGCACCGCAAATAATACCTCCAATACAACTGCTTATGGAACTGTTTCTGTAGTAACTTCCACATCGAGCAATTCTGCTTGGGGAATTGAAGCTACAACATCGACAACAGGATTTAAAGTAATTCAAAGTAGTATAGAAAATAATCGTTTGGCTGTTGTTCAACTCTACGGTGGCGCTTTAGGAGCCACACCTAATGATGATGATATTGCGGAAGCGTTTGGAACTTATATGGGTGATCCAGAAATTATTGACGTTTCTATGTTTATTACTGGACCACTAGGTAAAACTGCTGCATATCGTGTAACTGAAATTGCTGAAACAAGAAAAGACGTAATTGCTTTCGTATCACCAAACCCAGAAGAATTGGGATCAGGATTTAATGTAACTCCAAGTTCATATTTAGATTCACTACTTACTTTTAGAGATAATGGTGATTCTACTTCTTATGGTGTTGCTGACAGTGGTTACAAATTGCAATATGATAATTATAATGACGAGTATGTTTATACGCCGTTGAATGGTGATATTGCTGGTCTTTGTGTAAGAACAGATCTTACAACTGATCCTTGGTACTCTCCAGCAGGATTAAACCGTGGAGGTATTAATAGAGTTATTAAATTGCCATTCAATCCAAATAAAGCACAGCGGGATGAATTATACAAAATAGGTTTAAATCCTATAGTTTCATTCCCAGGAGTTGGACCAGTGCTGTTTGGTGATAAAACTTTATTAAGCAGACCTTCTGCTTTTGATAGAATTAACGTTCGTAGATTGTTTATAATTCTAGAAAAATCAATTGCAACAGCTGCTAAATATCAACTCTTTGAATTTAATGATGAATTTACGAGAGCACAATTTGTAAATCTTGTTACTCCATACTTGAGAGATGTTCAAGGACGAAGAGGTATCCAAGATTTCCGTGTAGTTTGTGATGAAACAAATAATACAGGACAAGTTATTGATTCAAATAACTTTGTTGCAGATATTTACATCAAACCAAACAAGTCAATCAATTTTATACAACTTAATTTCATTGCCACTCCATCTGGACTAAGCTTTGAAGAAGTAGTTGGATTCTAAAATAAAGAGGGAAGAAAATGGCAATTAATATAAACCAATTTACATCAAAATTTGATGGTGGCGCAAGATCCAATCTATTCAAAATACAAATTACTGGTACTCCAGTTGCTGCATTATCTGCAGACGAACAATTAGTTTATGTAAAGGCTATACAATTACCAGAACATTCTCTTGGTGAAATACCAGTCAATCACATGGGAAGAACATATAAAATCCCAGGGGATAGAGTATATAATGATGTTCAATTGACAATTTTAAGTGATGGTACAAACATGGCTATTAGACACAAGTTTGAAGCATGGAACCACGCTTATAATAGACACCAAGATAATACAGGTATTATACCTGGTGGTCAAGGATTGTCTGCTAGAGTTCTTTTAACTCAATTAGATCGTAATCACAATGCTATTAGAACTTATACATTAGAAAGAGCATGGTGTGCCGATGTTTCTTCTGTAGATATGTCATACGATAATCAAGATGCTTTGGTTGAATTTACTGTAACTATCAAGTATCACTTCTTTACTGTAAGTGGTTCTGGTGGTAGTCTTTCATAATTCGTAGATATATACTCGTGAAGGAGTTTTATTATGGCATTTAATATATTCGGTTTTACACTGGCTAAAACCAAAGAACAGCAAAACACGACTCCCTCTGTTATTCCTCCGGCTTTTGACGACGGTGCATCCTTCGTTCAAGCCGGTGGTTTTCAGGGCTGGTATGTGGATTTAGATGGTACTGTTAAGTCTGATGTAGATTTGGTTAAAAAATACAGAGAAATGAGTCTTCATGCCGAAGTAGAAATGGGCATAGATGATATCATTAATGAAATGATAACAGAAGATTCTACAGGAACCATTGTTAAATTAAATATTGATAAAGTAGATTCATCTATAATTCCAGAAGAAGTAAAAAATGTTTTATATGAAGAGTTTAAACACATTATTTACTTGTTGGATTTTAATCGTAAAAGCCACGATATAGCCCGCAGATGGTATATTGATGGAAGACTTTATTACCATATAATTCTTGAAGATGATCCTAGACAGGGAATAAAAGAAATACGTCAAATTGATCCATTGAGAATTAAAAAGGTAAGAGAGTTAAAGAAAAAAGATAAAGTAAATGGGGTTGATGTTATTGATGGTATTGAAGAATATTACTTGTATACCGTACAAGAAAGATTCAATATGTACGATACCACTCAAGGTATAAAAATATCTCCAGACTCTATTAACTATTGTCACTCTGGATTATTTGATTATGGTTCAAAACGTGTTGTTAGTTATTTGCACAAAGCAATCAAACCATTGAATCAATTGAGAATGGTTGAAGATGCAACCGTAATCTATCGTTGGTCAAGAGCGCCAGAACGTAGAATATTCTATATTGACGTTGGTTCTCTTCCCAAAAATAAAGCAGAACAATATCTACGCGATATCATGTTGCGTTATCGTAATAAGATAACTTATGATGCCAATACTGGCGAAATCCGCGATGATCGTAAGCATATGAGTATGCTTGAGGACTATTGGCTTCCAAGACGCGAAGGTGGTAAAGGAACAGAAATTCAAACATTGCCGGGTGGTCAAAACCTAGGTGAAATGGAAGATGTTAAGTACTTCCAAAAGAAACTGTTTAGAAGTTTAAATATTCCAATGTCTCGATTAGAAGCCGATAATGGTTTTAATATGGGCAGAGCAGCGGATATTAGTAGAGATGAACTTAAATTTGCTAAATTTATTACAAGACTTCGTATGAGATTTGCTGAACTATTTTTGAATTTCATGAAAGTTCAATTAGTAGCCAAAGGAATTGTAGATTTGGATGAATGGGATAGAATTTGTCAATATATAAGAGTGGAGTTTTCTTCAGACTCCATGTTCTTAGAGTCTAAACAGTATGAAGTTCTTAAAGACAGAATGGCGGTTCTCAGAGAGGTTTCTGATTATGCCGGTAAGTACTTCTCAGAACATTGGATTCGTAAGAATATATTGCATCAAACTGATGAAGATATTCAAGTTATTGATAGTGAAATTGAAACAGAAAAAATGCTTCAAGATCAAAAAGCAATGGAAGAACAGATGCGTGC